AGAGGGAGTCAATCTCTTGTTGAAGATAATTTACTCTTAATTCATTTTTAGTTTTTTCTAGTTCTGCTTCAGCTAAAGTTTTAGCTTGAGTCTTCTGTATCTCCATTTGAGCGGCAGCTTGCTGTGCTTGGTTGTTAGCTTGAGTTTGAGCTTGTATATTTTGTTGCTGCATAGCTTGATCACGCTCTTGTTTTTTCTTTCTTTTTATTTTTAAAAGCTGATTAGCTAATTTTATATTTCTAACCTCTCTTAAATCTATAGCATCATCTAGGTCTATAAGTTTTTGAGCTAACGCTTGCTGTATGTTATTTTCAAGTATAGCTTTTTCTTCTTCATCTGGCATTAATTCTATAAATATACCAAAATCGTATAAGTGTAGTTCTTTTAACTCATCTAATGTAGCCACGTTGTGAGCACCAATAGCTTGAATAAAAGCTTCTTTTGTTGGTGAGTATTCAACTATATCTGCTATACGTAGTGATAGACACTCTGCAACTTCGGCTGTTAAGTATAACATTGATTGTAGTATGTGTCTAGTTGCTGTATTAGAGTTTGCTGCGGCTAGTTTTTGAACACCAACTAAAGCATTTTTATCTGGCATACTACCATCTCTTGCTTCATTTAAACCAGTTACATCACGTATCATTTGTACGTAATAATTATACGTAGTTATTAAACTCTGTATTTTATTACTGTTAACACCGTTGTTTATTTGCTGTATTGGTACTTTACCAGGATTACCATCGCCATCTGCTGTAAAACTTCTACCAATAACACTACCAGTTTGGAAGAACATGTTAAGTGCTTCTTGTGGATTATAGTTAGTACCATTACCAAGATCAACTTCTGCTAAACCATCAGCATCTAAGTAAACACCATCAGGTACCATACGTGCCATAACTTGCTGCAACTTTAAATGTGTAAGCTGTATCATATCAGCAAAACCAGTTATTCTACTAACAATAGATTCTATTCTACCTTGATACATTCGAGGTGCAACAATTTGGTAGTTCATTTTAACTCTACTAAAATCAGACTCTGATCTCATCATGTTGTGGCACATGTTCCATTTTAATAGTTTGTTACAACCTAAAACATAGACACCTTCATATAATGTTTCAATTACTCTTTCTAGTTTACTAAACTCACCATCCATGCTTTTAACTGGTGGATCAAATGTATCATCTTTTTCTATTACCTTTTCTGCTCCACTACCTGTTTTCTTTAGCTTATAAACATCATTCATATGAGTTTTATAATTAAAGTATAGAACTTCTACTTTGTTTTTATCCATGTTAGAGTTTGTTCTATAAGTACCGTAGTAGCTAGATCCAGATGCATCTACTATTTCTTTTATTTCAGATTCAGATAAATCTGGAAACTCTTTTACAAGCTCATTTATAGGTATTTCTTTTACTTCACCAACGTAATATATATCATCAAAATAAGGAGACTCTGTGTGTGAATAAACTATTGCAGCTGGATCTACATATTCAACACTAGCTCCTTCTGTAAAATCAAAAGTTGTTTTAGTAGCGCCCATGCCTAACACAGTTAAATCATATAGACATCTTCTTCTTATTAAATCATAATCACTACCTTCCATTAATACTTTTAAAGCTTGCTCTTCTGCTAACTCAACTGCTTGTTTGTAGTCAAGCTGCATATGAAGTGCAAGCTCCTGTTCTGAATCTGGTAAAGTTTTAGGATCGTTTTCGTATAAATCTATATTAAAATTAGCTTTAGCTACATCATTATAAGCCTTAGCCTGCATATCTCTTAACATAGACTCCATGTATTCAGTTCTTTTATTAACACCATGAATATCTTGAGAGTAGCAATTTATTTGATAGCTTCTTTGAGCCATACCATTTACAACAATATCAACAAACTTAGGTACTATTGGAACTGGTTTCCAGTCTAGATTAAGGTAAGATAAATCACCGTTTATAGATAATTCGTTTTTATATTTTTGTACAGGTTGTTCACCTCTAGCATATAACCTCAACTTATGAAAGTTCGTTATATTTTCTCTATATTTAGAGCTTGCATCATTAAACCACTCTTGTTTTATAGCTTTAGCAACCTTCTCCCCATACTCTGTTGTCATTTTTTCTAAATCACTAACAGCTTGAGATGGAAAATTTACAATATAATCTATCATATTATTTCTTTATTATTGTTGATTGAAATCCTTTATTGTTGTATGTGGATATATTAAGGTTTATTTTAGTTTTTTCTTTTTTAGGATTTGGTCTATATAAATGTCTATTGCAAGCCATTATAGCTAGGCCTGAACTTATTGAAGCATCGTGTTTTGTTCTTTTATTTATATCGAACTTAGACCAGTCGTTTAAAGTGGTGTTAAAATACATTGTACCATAAGTACCATCTTGAACTAAACCAACGTGGTCGTTAATATACATTTCAATTGCAGCAGCATGAGCTTGCTTTATATCTTCACTAGAGTTTGGTATTCCACCCACTTCTTTTTCTGCAACAGATAATTTATTCCAAATCTTATCTGGTCTATTCATACTAAAACCTCTATAACCTCTTCTACGCAAGTAGTACAATAATCTTGGTTTATTATTCTCTGCTAACAGCGGCATACCATAAAATACTAGCGACATTAAAACATCTTCAAAAAATATTTCAGCTGTTTGTGGTCTTGCTATATATTCAAGAAAAAAAGTATTTGCTGGTGCATCTTCCATTGAAAACTTTGTTAAACCGTGCAAAGCTCCTTTTGATCCTTTATTATCTACTGTTCCTGATATATCGTACGAGTCACAACCAAAAGCACCTATGTGTTCATTGCCTGGATATTTTACACCGTTTTTAATTATAACGTTGTTTTGCAATTTTACACTTGGTACCCAGCTTATATTAAATCTACCGTTTTGCTCAGGATTAAAAACAACTCTTGTATCTTTAACTCCACCTACCCATTGAAAGTTACCAGTTGTTATTACTGATGTGTTTCTATTTCCTTCGTTATAATCTATTTGTTCGTATATTTTTATAAGATTAAATAAACTATTTTTTGTTTCATCTCTAAACGCGTGCTCTTCTGTTCTAGGAAACTGACGATAAAATTCATTTAAAGCATCTTGGTCATCACGTAAACCATCAGCTTCATTTTCCCAATGGTTTATAACACCTTGTTCTATCTCTACTCCATGTGGATCAAATGATCGTTGTTTAGGATCAGTGAACACAGGTCGTCCGAATTCATCAATGAATCCCTCGTAATTCCATTCCATAGGAATAAACAAAGAATATAATCCCGACTTAGTCTGTCCATTTCTGTTTCGCTTGGTAACATCTGAATCATTATATAAGTTTTTAAAGTTATCTCCACCTTTTTCTAATGAATTACTAGTTGAGCCCATCATGCACTTGCCAACTATTCTACTACCTAGACGTAAGCAAGTTTTTGTAACTCTCCAGTTGTTTTTTATATTATCAGGTCTCTCCCACTTACCACTTTCATCATGAACTAGTAAGTTTAGCTTTTCACCATCATAACTATTATCACCTGTATTTTTCCAATCAATAGTTGTATCAAGTCCTTGTACATCATCCATCTCCTCACGTTCACGTATTTTTTTACGCGTAAACTTTTTAGCTGGAACTCTGTAGGCTAACTCTGACTTTGGCCTGTCCATACCATCTTGTATAGGTTTAAAAAAGAAAGGGTAGTTTAAACTTATTGGCACAACCTTATCAGTAAACATTTTCTTTGCATCAGCACCTGTTTTAGATAGTATACCAAATCTACTATCGCTAGCAAGCGTTGCTAAATTAACTGTTTCTGAAGAACTCATAAATGAAAAACCTGATCGTCTATTTTTTAAGTAACACATACCATAACTTCTACTATCAGCTTTGCACGCTTCCCAGAATATAAAAAATAATTTATTTGCTTCTCTATAGTCTGGCGCACCCACATCTATTTTACTCCATTGTAAATACATATAGTGTGTGCCAGTTATGTAAGTTGGTTCACCATTATTCATAAACCAAAAACCTTCTTCTCTTCTTTTAAACTCTTCGTCTATATAACTGTAGTGTTCTTCTTTAAATTCAATAGGATACTCCTGCCAATCAAATACTGTTTTAATTTTTTTAAATTCAGTTTTAGCTGGAAATTGTTTCCACTTTTGTTCTGATTTAACTTTACTACAGCTGTATATATTACTAGGTTGTTTAGGTAGAGCTATTTTTAAGCCTTGTATTTCTATAACTTCACCAACCATACCAGTTTTTGATATTACAACTATATCGTTTTCTTTGTTGTAACCATACTTCCACTTTTTAGATTTATTTAATCTTTTTAAAGTGTTAAGCTTTATTGGCTCTACTACCTTGTATAACTCTTGATTGTAACTCATTTTGATCTACCTTCTGCAAAACCTTTAAATGCGGTTTCTTTTTTTTCTTCAACTTTACCATCAAGCATGTTTTCTTCCTCGTGTATACGGTTAAGTATTTCAAAAGCATCAAATATAGCTAGCTTCTTTGTAGCAGCCGCGTTCTTTAATCTATCAGCTGATATATCTTCGTCTGAATCTACTATTTCTTCTCTAGCTACTTTAATTAACTCTTCAACCGCTTTGTGCCCAGCTTGGATTATATTCTTCTTCGTTTCCTTGATATTCATATTTAATTGTAATAAATTTATTTAAAACTC